TTTGTTAGAGTGTCATATTAATTTAGACCTAGAAGGATTTGAAGATCAAGATGAATCTGGTGAACCTTCTGGAATTAAAATTCCATACATTGTAACAGTCGAAGAAGCATCACGAAATGTTTTATCAATTAAAAGAAATTACGAAATTGGAGATCCGAAGAAAAATAAAATTGAATATTTTGTTCATTTTAAATTTTTACCTGGTCTAGGTTTTTATGGCTTCGGTCTCATCCATATGATTGGTGGTCTGTCTAGAACTGCAACTGCAGCTCTTCGTCAATTATTGGATGCGGGTACGCTCTCCAACTTACCCGCAGGATTTAAAATGCGTGGCATTAGAATTAGGGATGATGCACAGTCAATTCAACCTGGAGAATTTAGAGATGTAGATGCTCCTGGTGGAAACTTAAAAGATTCATTTATGATGTTGCCATTTAAAGAACCATCGGCAACGTTATTAAACTTAATGGGTATTGTTGTTCAAGCTGGCCAAAGATTTGCGTCTATTGCTGATTTACAAGTTGGTGATGGCAATCAACAAGCTGCGGTTGGAACAACAGTTGCATTATTAGAACGTGGAAGCAGAACTATGTCTGCAATTCACAAAAGAATTTACTCTTCACTAAAACAAGAATTCAAACTTCTTGCAAGAGTATTCAAGTTATATTTACCGCCGGAATATCCGTACGACATCGTTGGGGGTCAAAGAATGATTAAACAAGCAGACTTTGATGATCGGGTAGATATTTTGCCAGTTGCTGACCCTAACATCTTTTCTCAAACTCAGCGTATTTCCCTCGCGCAAACAGAGTTGCAGCTGGCAACTTCTAATCCGCAGATACACAATTTGTATCAAGCGTATAGAAATATGTACGAGGCGTTAGGTGTAAAAGATATTGATACGTTATTAATAAAACCTCAACAACCTACACCTTTAGATCCAAGTTTAGAAAACATCATGGCTCTTTCAGGAAAACCATTTCAAGCTTTCCCTGGACAAGATCATAGAGCTCACATAACTTCGCATTTAAATTTTATGGCAACTAACATTGCAAGAAATAATCCAATGGTTATGGCAGCGATGGAGAAAAATATTTTTGAACACATCAGTTTAATGTCTCAAGAACAGATAGAGTTAGAGTTTCCAAAAGAGTTAGCGCAGATTGCACAGATGAGTCAGATGGCGCAACAGAATCCGCAGTTGCAACAACAGGTAATGCAGATGTCTCAACAGATAGAAGCAAGAAAAGCTGTGTTGATTGCAGAAATGATGGAGGAATTTTTAAAAGAAGAGAAATCAATTACCTCTCAATTTGATAATGATCCAATTGCGAAGCTAAGAGCAAGAGAGTTAGACCTTAGAGCGATGGATAATGAGCGTAAAAAAGTTGAAGGACAGGAAAAAATAAATTTAGATCGTATGAAAGCGGTGATGAACCGTCAAGAACACGAAGACAAGCTTCAACAAAACGATAAATTAGCTAAAATGAGAGCTGATACATCAATTGAGAAGACAATACTTAGTAAATCTATACCTAATGTAGATAAAATGATACCAAGTGTTGAAATTGAGAAGTACAAAGGAGAGAACAGATGACATTAAACATCAAAAAAGCAATAAAAAAACCTGGAGCCCTTAGAAAATCAATGGGTATTAAAAAAGGCAAGACAATTCCAGCTTCAAAATTGAAAGCAGCGGCTAAAAAACCAGGAAAGCTTGGACAAAGAGCTAGATTTGCTATAACATTGAAGAAGTTACGAAAAAAATAAGGAGAAACTATGTCTAAAAAAGAATCTTTTACAAAAGAGACAGATGTTAGCATTCCTTCTCAGAATCTTGAAAGAGATCCTAGAGCAAAAACACTTGCAGACGGTATGCAGTGGAACGTTATCCCAACTGGAGACAAAGTTGAGGTAAAAGGAACTAAAAGAATGCTAAAATCTAAAAGCAAGACTGCAACTTGGTACTAAACTATGTGGTTAAGTGCTATTAAATTAGCTGTATCTGCTGGAAGCAAAATTTACGCTAACAAGCAGAGAGCAAAAGTTGCAATGTCAGACGCACAACTGTTACATGCAGAGCGTCAAGCGCGTGGTGAGGAAGCTTACCAAGGAAAATTGTTAGAAGCGCGTCAATCAGACTGGAAAGACGAGGCCGTCCTCGTAATTCTCACGCTGCCAATTTTGGTGATCGCCTGGGGGGTGTTTTCGGACGATCCGGGTGCAGCAGAAAAGATAAAACAGTTCTTTGAGCAGTTTCAGCAGCTCCCGTCATGGTTCACAAATTTGTGGATACTTGTGGTGGCGTCGATTTATGGTATAAAGGGAACGCAAATATTTAAAAACGGAGGAAAAAAATAATGCCAAATAGAAACTTTAACAAACAAGTGACAAACTCTAGACAAGCTTTAATGGCTGGTGGAAGAGCAAAAAAAATGGGCGGCGGAAAAATGATTTCTGGCAAAGCTCGTGCAGACGAAGCATCTGGTTACTATTCACCTGATATGGGTATGAGAGGTGGAGCAATGTATAAAAAAGGTGGAAAAGTCGGTAAGAAAAAACAAGGTTACAAAGCTAGAAAAGATGAGTCTATTGCTATGAGAATCAAAAAGAAAAGAACTCCTGCACAGTTAAAAGCTAGCAGAGATGAATCTTATGGAAGATTTGGAAGCAAAGCTAAAAAGTCTGGTAAAATAAATAGATAATGTCCAGAAAAAATATTCAGAAGCTACTTCAGAAAATGAAGGGTGGGAAGAAGAAAAAAATTCCTACTAAGTCTTCAAGAACAATTGCTCTTGAAGGTAGAAAACATTTTTCTAAAGGTTCTGGAGAAAACTCTATGGTAAGACAAGCTCAGAAAAATTATATTGGAAGTTATGTCTCTGGAGATTTAGGTGGAGTAGAAGTAGGAAATCCATCTTCTAAAAAATATTATTCTAATCCTGGATTTAAACCAGCAAAAATATAAAGGATAAAAAAATGGCAAAACGTGGATTATACGCAAATATTCATGCTAAGAAAAAAAGAATCGCTGCGGGATCAGGTGAGAAAATGAGAAAACCTGGATCTAAAGGAGCGCCAACTGCTGCAAATTTTAGAAGAGCAGCTAAGACAGCTAAGAAAAAAAAGTAATATGAGAAAACAGGATAATATGCCTGCAAGAAATAAAAAAAACTTTAGACCTACAAAGTCTGGAGCAGGTATGACACGAGCCGGTGTCGCTGCCTATAGAAGAGCAAATCCCGGTTCAAAACTAAAAACAGCCGTGACTGGAAAAGTTAAGCCAGGATCAAAAGCTGCAAATCGACGTAAGTCGTACTGTGCAAGAAGCGCAGGCCAAATGAAAAAATTTCCAAAGGCTGCAAAAGATCCTAACTCTAGACTGAGACAGGCACGCAAACGATGGAAATGTTAAATGGATGAACTTACACTAATAAGTAAAATACAGAGAGACTTGAAAGAACAATATCAATCCATAGGCGACGCTATGATAGCGGGCGGTATTGACAATATGGAAAAATATAAATATATGATGGGACAGGCACATGCCTATTTAAAAATATCTCAGGATATCTCTAACCTGCTAAATAAGAAGGAGCAAAATGAAAAAGGAACAGTCATCAAACTCAACGCCAAAGATTAAATACGCGTTGGCAGAAAAATATCAAGCAGACGCTGATAAAAAACACAAAGAAGAAGTAGACGCATACGAGCGTTTAAAAACAAAAGAGTCCACTAAATTACCAACACCAACTGGGTGGAGAATGTTAGTTCTCCCTTTTAAAATGCCTGAAAAAACTAGAGGTGGATTATACCTTGGACAGGATACTTTAGAACGTCAGCAAGTTGCATCAACATGTGGTTTAATTTTATCCATGGGTTCAGATTGTTATAATGATAAAGAAAAATTTCCTGAAGGGCCCTGGTGCAAGAAGGGTGATTGGATAATCTTTGCACGATATGCAGGAAGCAGAATTCAAATTGACGGGGGTGAAGTACGTTTGCTAAATGACGATGAAGTACTTGCAACTATAGATAACCCCGAAGATATACTTCATCAATACTAAAACATAGATAGGAGAAAACTATGCCAGAAGAAGAAAAAAGAACAGTTGATATTGACACTTCAGGTCCAGCAATGGATGTTGATATCCCTGAAACACAACCGGAATCTGAAATTACAGAAAAAGAAGTTCCTAAAGAGGAACCTACAGTTAGACCAGTTGAAGAATCTACTGAAGATAAAAGAACATATGAAAAAAAGAAAGATCATGGGACAGATATATCTTATGAAAATGAAAGAGAAGTTAAAGTTGATAAGAAAGAAGATAAAGAATTAGAAGACTACAGCGATAGCGTAAAGAAAAGAATAGCCAAGCTCACTAAAAAATGGAGAGAAGCAGAACGTCAAAAAGACGAAGCTCTTTCTTATGCTCAAAAAGTAATGAAGGATAAGAAAGATACAGAAGCTAAACTCAAAAAAATTGAGCCTAACTTTCTTTCTGTAAGCGAAGAAAGTATTACAACAGGTATTGAAGCAGCTAAAGCACAACTTGCAGCAGCTAGAGAAGCACAAGATCTTGGAGCTGAAGCAACTGCAATGGCTAAGATATCTGAATTGGGATACAAACAAGCGAAGCTAAATGAGACTAAGGAAGCTCAAGCAGCTTTTGAAAAACAACAAACGGAGAAAAAACCTGACGCTACATTAGGTAGACAAAGAGCAGCAAAAGGAACGCCAGATCCTAAAGCCGAAGCATGGAGTGAAGAAAATCCATGGTTTGGTCAAGATACAGCGATGACTTATACTGCTTTTGATTTACATGCTAAGTTAGTAGATCAAGAAGGTTTTGATCCATCAAGTGACGAATATTATAAGGAAATTGATAAAAGAATAAGACTTGAATTTCCTCATAAATTTGATAAGAAGAGTGTAACGGAATCGACTATTCCACCACAAACAGTAGCTTCAGCGAAGCGAAGTGGAAAAACTGGTCGCAAAACAGTGAGACTCACGCCGTCTCAAGTTACAATCGCTAAAAAATTAGGTGTGCCACTTGAAG